AATCTTTCTATCACTTTGGCACGCCGCTTGCGTGTCAAGTTGGCACGGCGCTTGCCTTGTGCCCTTCGCGGGTCCTGCCCGGGCGATTTTGTATGCGGGCGGCTTTGCGCGCCCGAGTTTTCTAGTCTGGAAATTGAAAAAAAGGGTTCATTTTGGTTCACAGAACCGCCCGGAAGTTCACCAGGCAAGAATGATTTTCTCCTGTTTTTCAGGAAAAATGCGACATGGCCGCTGAAGCGAAGCTGACGGTTGGCACTAAGGCCCAATATGCCGAGCATCGCGGCTGTTCGAAGGCGTATGTTTCCAAGCTGATCCGCTTGGGCAAGCTGGCGGCGCCGGCGCTGATGGCTGATGGTCGCGTGAATTTTATTCTGGCCGATCAGATGATCGGCGTGCCAAGTGCCGCCGATGCCGAATCGCTTTTCTCCGCGGCGGATGGTGTTGGCCCAAACTATTCCGCTGAGCGCGCCAAGCGCGAAGCGGCGGAAGCGGCGCTGGCTGAGCTCCGGCTCCAGGAAAAGCAGCGCGAAGTGGTGAAGACCGATGCCGTTTCTCAGGCCGCCACCAGTGTTTTTGGCCGTGCCATGGCGCGGTTTTCGGAAGCCTGGCCGGAATTGGCTGTGCCGCTGGCGGCAATGACCGATCCAGCGGCCATCGCAGACCGCCTGGCGGATGAACAGAAACGCATCATGGCCGCGCTGCACAAGGAATTCATGGAGGATGTTGCCCGCCGATCCGCCGCGTGATGTGGAAGCGCTGCTGCTTCACGCGGTAGCCGCCGCCTGTCGCGTAGCCCCCCCGCGCAATGTTGCCGAATGGGCCGAAGCGGAGCGCATTGTCGCCGCCGAATCGGGAAGCCCATGGCCCGGCAAATGGCGCACGGATCGGGTGCCCTATCTGCGGGAAATCATGCAGGTGATGACGCTAAGCCACCCGGCCCGGCGCGTCACCTTTCTGAAATCGGCGCAGATCGGCGGTTCTGAAGCGGCGTTGAACATGATCGGCCAGGTCATGGCGGAAACGCCCGCGCCGGTGCTGGTGATGTTGCCCAGCATTGACATGATGCGCGGCTACAACCGCTTGAAGCTGGACCCGATGATTACGGCCAGCCCGGCGTTATCGGCCCGCGTTGAAGAAGTAACCGCCCGATCTGGTGAAGAAAGCACCGCCACCTTCAAGCGCTTTCCCGGCGGGTATCTGCAGCTGCTGACAGCGAATTCATCGGCCAATCTGCAGATGCGTTCCGCCCGCGTTTTGGTGATGGAGGAAGTCTCAGACTATCCGCTGGATGCCGATGGCCGCGGCGATCCGGTCAAACAGCTTGAAGCCCGCGCCATTATCTATGCCGGCCGCGAAAAAATCCTGAAGGTCAGCACGCCGGCGGAAGAAGGTTCCTGCCGCGTCACGGCAGCTTATCAGCAAAGCAGCCAGGGCCGGTTTTTGGTGCCCTGCCCGCATTGTGATCACCGTCAAACGCTGGAATGGGAAAGCCTGCGCTGGCCGAAGGGGCAGCCTCAGCGCGCGGAATATCACTGCGATGGGTGCGGCACCGGGATTGAACCATCCGCCCGCCCGGCCATGCTGGCGGCGGGGGAATGGGTGCATGACAAGCCGGAACTGATCACGGAACATGCCGGCTATCAGATCAATGCGCTGTATTCGCCAACCCTTACCTGGGGCGATCTGGCAGCGGAATTCGAAGAAGTTAAGGATGATCCCGAAGGCCTGAAAACCTTCACCCAACAGAAGCTCGGCCGGGCCTGGCGCATCGCGGGTGAGGCGCCGGAATGGCAACGGCTTTACGATCGGCGCGAAACCTGGGCGCCTGGCACACTGCCGGCGGGCTGCCTGAAGCTGACTGCCGGGGTGGATGTGCAACGCAGCCCTGGCCGTGTGGAAGTGTTTGTGTGGGGATGGGGCCGCAACCGGCAAAGTTGGCTGGTGGATCATGTGGTGGTGATCGGCAGCCCCTTCGCCTGGCGCACCTGGGAACAGGTGGCGGCGGTGTTGGAGACCATCTACCCGCACGCCAGCGGCGGCGCCTTGCCCATCAGCCTTTCCGCGGTGGATTCCGGCGACGGCACCACAACGGCTGAGGTCTATGCCTTTGTGCGCAAGATGGGGCAGCGCAAGGTGATTGCGGTGAAGGGCCGCGACAATCTGCCGCAGGCCATCGTGCCGGGCGGCAAGGTGGATGTGAAGCGGTCCGGCAAGCGCGTGGGCCAGTTGAAGCCCTGGCTGGTTGGATCAAGCTACCTGAAGGGCGAATTTTACGGCCAGCTTCGGCTTGAAAAGCCCACGGCGGAAAGCGGCGCGGCTTATCCGGCGGGCTATGTCTTCCTGCCCGAACATCTGGCCGGTGAGGAAATCTGCCGCCAGTTGGTGTCGGAAGAAATCCGGCGTCACAAGGTCCGCACCGGCGTTTTTCGGCAGGAATGGGTGAAAACCCGTGAACGGAATGAAGCGCTGGATGGCCGCGTTTATGCGCGCGCAGGCGCCGCGCTGCTGGGGATTGACCGCTGGCAGGAAGCGGATTGGGAACGCGCCGCCCGCGAATTGAAGCAGTATCAGGCCAGCCGCCGCGCCCTGCAGCCCGCGCTGGATATCGAAGAACAGGGCGGAGACTTCACCGCCCCCGCGCCTGATCAGCCGGAAGACACGCCGGTTGAAGATGCGCCGATCATGAAAATGCCGCCGCCCGTTAAGGCTGGGCGTAGTCGGTTCTGGAAACAGTCCCGCGCAGGCTTCGCCGCGCGCTTCTAAGGAAACCCGTATGGCAACGCTGGATGCTCCGCCGCTCCGCGCGACGGCGGGCGATACATGGTCTTGGCGCTGGGCAAGCGCCGATTACCCGGCAAGCGCGGGTTGGGCCAATGCGTGGCGCCTGGTGGGGACCGGTGTTGCGCTTTCCGTCAGTGCTGTTGCGGAAAATGATGGGTTTGTTGCCACGGCTTCGGCGGTGGATACTGCAGCGCTTACCATCGGGGCGCGCGGCGTTCCGGTGACGTTGATTGGCTGGGTAAGCAAAGCCGGTGAACGCTTCCAGGTCTATTCCGGCGGGTTGTTCATACTGCCCAACCCGGCCACCATCACGGGTGATCTGCGCGGCCATGCCACGCGCACCCTGGCCGCGATTGAAGCCATGCTGGAAGGCAGCGCCAGCAAGGATCAGCGCAGCATCAAGATCGGGGATCGGGAAATCGCCCGCATTCCGATCCCGGAATTGCTGGCGCTCAAAGATTACTACGCCGGTGAAGCGCGGCGCGAAGCGGAAGCGGCCGCGCTGGCTTCTGGCCGCCCGCGCCGGCGCGTGGTGCTGACACGCATGGGAAGGGCCTGATATGGCGCTGCTGGATTTCCTCCGCCGCCGCAAGGCCGCCGCGCCCATCCTGCGCAGCCCCGGCGCGCAGGCCACCTGGTCCGCTATGGGCCCCAAGGTGCGTGCGCAAAGCGGCTGGATGGCCGCGCAGCCTTCGCGCCTACTGGCGGATTTGCCGGGCGGCCATGGTTTTGCGCCAAACCGCGATATCCGTTGGCAGTTGGACACGCTGCGCAACCGGTCCCGCTGGCTGGCGCAGAATGAAGGCTATACGGCGGGCTTCCTGAAAAGCCTGCGCCGCAACGTGGTGGGCCCCAAGGGGTTCACCTTGCAGATGCAGGTGATGAATGATCGCGGCAGCGGCAAGGATGAAAACGCGAATCAGCGTATTGAATCTGGCTTCTGGCAATGGTCGCGGCGTGGGGTTTGTGACGTAACAGGCCGGCATTCCTGGCTGGATATGTGCGGCCTGGTGGTGCTGGGCGTCGCGCGGGATGGTGAAGCCCTGATCCGCCTGCACAAGGGCGGCAATCCATTTGGCTTTCAGCTTGAAATGCTGGACCCATCGCAGCTTGAAACCGATGTGAATGGCCGGCCGGAAGGCACCGCCAGCGGCAATGTGGTGCGCGCTGGTGTGGAACTGACGCCCTTTAACCGCCCCGCCGCGTATTGGATGCGCGCCCATGTGCCGAATGATGACCCAGCCGCGCTGAATGCCCCGCTGCGCAAGCGCGTGCGCATTCCGGCTGAGGAAATGATCCATCTGTTCCTGCCGGAATGGCCGCAACAGATCAGGGGTGTGCCCTGGATCAGCAATGGCATTCGCGCGCTGGCGATGCTGGATGGCTACGGGGAAGCGGAATTGACGGCCGCGCGTGTCGCCGCCGCCAAGATGGGGTTCTATCGGATTGATGCCGATGCAGAACCCGATGGCGAATTGGCTGAAGATGGCGCGCTGGTCCAGGAAGCATCGGCTGGGACGTTCGAATTACTGCCCAAGGGTGTGGATTTCCAGCAATTTGACCCGCAGCACCCGACCACTGCCTTCAAGGAATTTGTGTCGGCCATGCTGCGGCCTGTCGCGGCTGGTGCGGGTGTTTCCTATAACGCCTTCGCCAATGATGCGGAGGGCATGAATTACAGCGCCCTTCGCGCAACTGAATTGGAAGACCGCGACGAATTCCGCACGCTGCAGCAATGGATGATTTCGGGGCTCTGTGAGCCGGTCTTCAGCGCCTGGCTGCGCGAATCGCTGATCACCGGCGCGCTTGGGCTGCCGGCGGGCAAGATGTGGAAGTTTGACGCGCCCAATTTCGTGCCGCGTGGCTGGCAATGGGTGGACCCGCTGAAGGAAGTGGCCGCGGTGGAAAAAGCTGTGGCGCTTGGCATCAGCAGCCGCACGGCCACGGTGGCAGCGCAGGGCGGTGATTTTGCTGAAACCATCGCTGAGCTGAAGGCCGAAAAAGCCTTGATGGGTGACCTGATACCGCCCGCCGCCGCGCTTGCCGCGCCGCTGGAACCTGACGCAGACGACGAGGATTGAACCATGCCCTTGCCGAAGAATTTTGACCGCCGTGGCTTCCGCACGGTGGCGCTGGAACGCGCCACCCTGAATGAGGAAACGCGCAGCATTGAATTGGCCTTTTCATCTGAAGCGCCGGTGGAACGGTCCTGGGGGATCGAAATCCTGGGCCATGCGGAAAATGAAATGGACCGTGGCTGGATCGGCGGCGGCACTGCGCCGCTGCTGTTGGATCACAACCCCCGCGAACAGGTGGGGGTGGTGGAAAGCGTCACCCTTGGCGATGACCGGAAGGCCCGGGCAATCGTGCGCTTCGGAAGAAGCGCACGCGCCGAAGAAGTGATGCGCGACGTGGCGGATGGCATCCGCACCAATGTGTCGGTTGGTTATGAATTGCTCGATATTCGCGAAGAACCCGCGAAGAAGGGCGAACCCCAGACCTATCGCGCGGTGCGCTGGCGTCCGCTGGAAGTGAGCCTGGTTTCCATCCCTGCCGATATGACAGTTGGCGTGGGGCGGGAAGCGCCGGCCTCTGTTTTACCTCAACCCAAAACACAGGAGAGTGCCGGCATGGAACCGGAAGTGAAGGAAGCGCCCGCCGCGCGGGCGATTGATGATGGTGTGGAAGCGCGCCGCCAAAAGGAAATCATGGACCTGGCCACCCTGGCCAATGTCCGTGATATGGGCATTGAAGCCGTGCTGAAAGGCGATACGGTGGAATTGTTCCGCGGCAAGGTGCTGCTGGCCCGCCAGGGTGAAGCCAAGCCGCTTGGCGTGGCGCCTGCCCAGTTGGACATGACGCCGAAGGAAGTGGCGCGCTACAGCGTGTTCCGCGCCATGCGCGCGGCGGCGGAAAATGACTGGAAGGACGCCGGCCTGGAACTGGAAGCGCATCGCGAATTGTCCAAGCGCTTTGGCGCTGGCCAGGGCAAGCGCAGCTTCTATGTGCCGCTTGATGTCCAGAAGCGCGACCTGGTGGCGGCCACGCCTTCGGCTGGTGGCAATTTGGTGGCGACGGATAACATCTCCTTCATTGATATCCTGCGCGCGCGCAGCGTGGTGATGCGCATGGGCGCCATGCGCATGACCGGCCTGGTGGGCAATGTCACGGTGCCGCGCCAGACCGGTGCGGCCACGGCGGCCTGGCTGGCGAATGAAGGCACTGGCGTTTCTGAATCTGACCAGACCTTCGGTCAGATGGCGCTCAGCCCGAAAAACGTGGCGGCCTATACCGAACTCAGCCGGCAGCTGATGATGCAGTCTTCGCCTTCCGCTGAAATGATCGTGATGAATGATCTGGCGGCGGTGGTGGCGCTGGCGGTGGATAGCGCCGCGATCCAGGGCACGGGCCTGACCGGCCAGCCGACCGGGATCATCAGCACCTCCGGCATCGGTTCCGTGACCGGCACAACCATCGCCTACTCTGGCATTCTGGAATTCCAGACCGATGTCATGGCGGCGAATGCGCTGATCAATGCGGCGACCTCCGGTTATGTCTGCACGCCGGCGGTGGCGGCGCTGTTGGCGGGGCGGCAGCGCTTTGCCAGCACGGATACGCCGCTTTGGGAAGGTGGGCTGATGGATGGCCGCGTGGCGGGCTTTGCTGCGATGTCTTCCACCCAAATGCCGGCCAGCCGCTTGCTGTTCGGTGATTTCAGCCAGCTTGTGATTGCCGAATGGGGCGCGCTCGAACTGGATGTGAACCCCTATGCCAACTTCCCGGCGGGGATCACGGGTGTGCGGGCCTTCTATACGGTTGATGTTGGCGTGCGCTACGCCGCCAGCTTCAGCTACAGCACGGCCATCACCTGATGCCGCGCGCGAAAGACGCGCCGGCGCTGGTGGCGGGGGCGGAAGCCCCCGCTGCCGATGGCCCGGCGCAGGCAAGCACCACGCGGCTGCGCGTGCTGCGCCAATTCCTTGTCGCGGGCGAAGTCCAGGAAGTGGGCAGCATTGTGGTGCTGCCCCGTCCCCTGGCGCGCGAATTGATTAACGCCGCCAAGGCCGAATCCGCGCCGGAAGACGCGGCGGATGACGCCGCGTGACTGTATGGGATGACGCTTTCCGCACGATCCTGGCTGATGATGATCTGGCGGAAAGCGCCACCTATTACGCCGGCGGCGCCGGGCCCGGCCAGGCGCTGCGCGTAATCCGTTCCGCCCCCATCGCGCCAGCCTTTGGCCCGGCTGGTGGCATGGGTAGCCTGCAGCCCGCCTGCGTGGTGGATATGCTGGTGGCCGATGTGCCCACGCAGCCTTCGCCCGGCGATCTGCTGGTGATGGGTGATGAGACCTTCCGCGTGGAATCAGCGGAACGTGATGATCTGCGCCTGACCTGGCGCCTGATGCTGGCGGAGGCATCCTGATGCCCACCCCCATTCGTGAAGCCGTTCTGGCCGCCGTAGCCGCGCGGCTGAAGGCAGAGCTTTCCGGCGTGACGGTGCTGCGCGCCCATCGCGCGCCGCTTGATCCGCGCCAATGCCCAGCGGTGATCATCACCGGCACCGGCATGGATGCCGATGAAGATATCTCCTTCGGTGAGACCCAATGGCGTATTGGCTTTACCGTGGCTGGCTACATTACCGCCGCGACTGACCTTGTGGCCGAACAAGCGCTTTCCGCGCTGCATGCGCGCCTGGTGGCCGCGCTGCAGGATTATGATCTGGGCCCGGCCACCATCCAGCCGAACATCACCGGCGCGGAGTTTGAACTTTACAGCACGGAAGAATCCGCCGCCCCGGCGGGTGAATTCAACGCAAGCTTTGAGGCCTTGGCAATGACGCCGGCGGCCAGCCCCTACGCACCCTGACCTTGAAAGGATAGAGCATGAGCACGAATCTGGTGCGGCTGCGCAATGCCGCCGTGGCGGTTAAAATTGAAGTGACGCCTGGCATAGACGCCATCGCCGGCACGCCCGCAAATGCGGATTGGATCGGCGCTGATTGCCAGGTGCAGTTCGACCAGACGGCGGTGCCCAACAATGAAATGACAGGCAGCCTGGACCGGGCGCCTGCCATTGTCGGCGGCCTGCGCCCGCGGCTTCGGCTGACCATGCCGCTGCGCGGTTCCGGCACGGCTGGCACGGCGCCGGAATGGGGCCGGCTGATGCAATGCGCCACCATGCAAGAAACACTCACGGCCGCCGCCGTGCCCGCCAGCCCGCTTGCCTTGACGGCTGGCGGTGCTTCCGCCGTGACGCTGGGCGCCACCTTCGGCAGCACGGCGCAGCAATATCGCGGGATGCCGCTGGCGCTTGGTGCCATTACGGGCGACCAGCCCGCACTCAGCGCCATCGCGGATTACACCACGGGCCGCGTGGCTTCGCTGATCCATACTGTCAGCACCACCTTCACCACTACGCAAACCGCGCAAATCCTCATCAATCAGCGCTACAGCCCGACCTCCGACGAAGCGGTATTCAAGACCTGCACCATTTACTTCTTTGCGGATGGCATGCGTTGGCGCTTTACGGGCTGCCTGGGCACCTGGTCCCTGGACCTGACCACAGGCGGCATTGGCCAGCTTTCCTTTGATCTGGTGGGCACCTTCCTGGATTACAGCGCGACCGCGCTGCCCACAGGCTGGAATACGGTTATCCGCCCAACCGCGCCGCGCTTTGTGGCCGGCGCCTGCCGCATGAATGGCGCCATTGCCCGGGTGCGCGCGCTTTCAGTGCAGGCCGGTGTGGCCACGGTGCTGCCGGAAAACCCGGAAGCCCTGGAAGGCTATGATCCGGCCGTGCCGGTGGAACGTGATGTGGCGGGCAGCCTGGACCCGCTTATGGATACCACGGTTTCCGTGGCGCGGTTCAATAACTTCCGCAACGGCACCAACATGAGCCTGGGCGCCATTCTGGGCAGCACGGCGGGCAATCGCTTTGCGGTGGTGCTGCCTTCCATCCGCGCCACGGCCATGAACCCTGGTGATCGCGGCAGCCTGGCTGTGGATAGCATCGGCTTCCAGGCCGATGGCGCGGATAGCCCTGTGTTCTTGACCGCCTTCTGATCCGCCGCACAGCGGAACGCGGTTGCGCGCGTGCCGGGGCCATGTCCCGGCGGCGCCACGCGCGTGACACTGGCCGGGCTGTGTGCGCAGCCCGGCCACCCACCCTCGCACAAGGGATTCCCATGAAAACCGAAGAACCTGTTTTGTCCCGCCGATCCATCCGCAAGGTGGATGGCAAGCGCGGCATTTATGAAGTGGCACCGCTCACCATCCGCGAACGCGCGGCCTACCGCGCGGATATGGCGCGTGAAGGCTGCCGTCTGCCCATGCGGTCTGAATTGCTGGAAGGCCTGGCCAGCGCCATGAAGGAATTGGCGCCGGATAACCTGGCGGATTTGCTGGCCGTGATTGCCCGCGCTGAAGCGGCGCAGGTTGATGGCGCGGAACCCATGGCCAAGGCCGATGAAGATGCGCTGCGCGTCATGGAATCCGCCGCGCGCGCGGTGCCCGCCTATGCCGCCATGTTGGCGGACCAGGTGCGTTGGTTTTCGCTGATGCCGCTGGTGACTGCGCGGCACGCGCTGCGCGGCTGGCAATCTGACCTGCTGCCCCCCTTCCAGCGCGTGCGCGGCCTGGTGCCGGATGAGCTTCTGGAAGAATGCGGCGAAGAAGACCTGTCCATCATCGCCGGTGCCGCGATTGACCTGATGCAGGTAACCAAGGCGCAGGAAAAAAACTAAGGGGCGCCCTTGCCGCACTTCACGGCATTGGCGCTGGCGAAGGCCGATTTGCCTCCGATGGGGGCGCGTTTCTGATCGGCGATGAAGAAGTGGCAGAAAACCCGCGCATCACCACGCCGCGGGCCTTCATTGAATTTGTGCAGCTTTGGTTCGCCTGCCGCGCCGGCATGGGTGGTTATGCCACCTGGCCGGATGCGGGCGGCGTCACGGACCAGGCGGCCTGGGTTTTCGATGCCTTCCGCACGCTAGGCGGGATCGAGGCGGAACTGGAAGCGGCGAAGAAACGGCGAAGGGGTGGTGAATGAGAATCCTGGCCAAGGTGGACAAGCTTATTTCCGATGAAATCAAGCAGCGCCAGGAAATTCTCGCGTCTGGTTTGCGCGATGGCATTCACCGCACGGGTGAAGTGCTGCAGGCGGAACTGCGCGCCCAGGTGCGCCGCGCCAATCTTGGCGAAGGGCTGGAAAAGGCCTGGCGCTTGGACAAATTCCCCAAGCGCCGATCGAAGCTGAATCTGGACCCGGCGGCGGTGGTGTATTCCAAAAGCACCATCCTGCACCGCGCCTTTGATGAAAACCGCACCATTCGCGCGGGCCGGAAGCAATATGTGGTAATTGCCCTGAAGGCCGCGCTGCATTTGGGGTTGGGTTATTCGCGCAAAAGCCGCAAGGGCGGCACGGTGCCGGCGGGCGCGCTGCGCAAGGTTTCCGAAATTGATGAAGCCGCCAAAAAGCTGCGCGCGGTGGTGGTTTCCGCCAAGCATGGCAAGCGCGGCCCGCGTGTAGCCAAGGCCAAGCCCAAGGGCCGCAACGCCCCGCTGGAAGGCCGCCGCATCCTGATCATGAAGGCGAAAAAGGGCGAAGGCCTGACGGCGGTTTTTGTCGCGCCAGACCAGAAAAAGCCGCTGCCGCTTTTCGCGCTGCGCCGCCAGGTGGTGGGGCGGAAATTGTTGGACATTGCTGGCCCGGCGGCAGCCGCGAAGCAGGCGGTGAAACGTGAAGTGAATGCAGCAATAGCAGGAAGGTTGGCATGAGCGGTTCCGCAGATCAGCGCCTTTCCATCCGGCTTTCCTTTGAAGGCGCGCAGGAAGCGCGCGCGCAACTGGAACAGCTTGGCCAGGCGGGTGATACCGCCATGCGTCGCCTGGAAACGGGTGGGCAATCGGCCGGCCGGGGCGTGGCGGCGGTCAGCTTGGCCGGTAATGCGCTGCGCCAGGGCCTGAGCCAGGTCAATGGCGATCTGGCGATTACAAGTCAACAGTTTGAAGATTTGGCGCGTAGCACGGTTGGTCTGGCGGCTGCGCTGCGCACTGGTGCGGGCTTGGCTGGCGCTATCGGTGGTGTGGTGGCGGTGGCTGGTGCTGCTTATGCCATTTTCCAGAATTGGGCTGCGATTAGCAGAACTGTTGGCGGCAGCATTGATTGGCTGACAGGCCGGTATCGGGACAACGCAGTTGAGCTTGGAAAACTCAATGATGTCTTGCTCGAATTTGCACGGCTGTCGGAAACCGCAGCGGAAAGGGCTGCGCGCGCTCAAATACGCACGCTGGAAGCGCTGGCAACTGCGGGGCAAGCCTCGCGGCAAGCAATTTCCAGTGAAATCACCAGCCTTCAAGGAGAATTCGACCGCCGCATTGGTTTCAGTGAAGCAAGATTCCGGGCGCAAAGGCAAAGTGAAGCGGCGCAGATCGGTGGCGCGTCTTCTCTATCGCCGGAGGAAGAGCGCGCGATTGAAATGGAAATTGAGGGTGTCCGGCAGCGCGCGGCCAATGACCCTAGGGTGCAGCAAACATTAGCGGAGCTTCGGCAGCGTCAAGGTGCAGTGCGAGAACTTGATGATCGCCTGCGCTGGTTGCAGGGCCAGATCGCGGCGGCCAACGAAGCCACGGGAACGCTACTCAATAACCCGCCACCACCCGGAAATGGGCGCGGCGGTGGCGGCGGTGGTGGCCGCACGGCACGGGCTGAACTCAGCGAAGCCGAACGCGAATACCAGCGCCTGGTGCAATCTGGCATTTCGCTGGCCAGCAGCGCGGCCACGGAACAGGAACGCTACGCCCAGCAGCTGCTTGCCCTTGATGCCGCGCTTGGCGCCGCGCGCATCACCCAGGAACAATACAACCGCGCCGTGGCCGCGCTGGACCCTGCCGCCCGCGCCGCGCGTGAAGCGCAGGAACAGGCCGCGCGCCAAGCGGAACAATTCGCCCGCCGATCGCGCGATGCGCTGGCGCAGATCGGCGAAAACGCGCTGGACCGGATCGGCACCGGCCTGGTGAACGCTTTTGCCGCGGGCGGGAAGGCAGCGCTGGATTTCCAAAGCTTGATGAAAGGCGTGATCGCCAGCATCGCGGCGGATTTGCTGAAGCTGGCCATTGTGGCGCCCATCACCAATGCGGTTTTCGGCACCAGCCGCCCCACGCTGATGGGCGCCTTCCAGCCGGGCGGTGTAAGCGCAGGCGGCGGCGGCGGTATTGGCGCGGGCCAGATATTGCAGGCAGGGCAGGCGGTTTCTGGCATGGCGGGCGGCGGCGGCGGCTTGATGAATATGCTGGGCCTTGGCGGGCTTGGCGCAGGAATCGCGGGCCTGATGGCGACTCCAATTTTTGGTCAAGCCGCTTTGGCTTCCGCCACCAATAGCGCGCTGGCCACCATGCCAGGAGGCATGCTTGGCCCAGCAACGGCTGCGCAGGTCGGTCTGCCGGCTATGACCGTTGGCCAAGTGCTTGGCGGTGCGGCGGCAGGTATTGGCCTTGGCACTCTCGCTGGCATGGGCACTGGCGCTATACGCGGCACCGCTGATCCGATGATGGGCAGCCTACTTGGCGCTGGCCTTGGTGTGGGGGCCGGGTTTGGCGCTTCGGCATTGGGCCTGTCTCTATTCGGCCTTGGCCCAGTCGGCATGATGATCGGCGCTGGCATTTTGGGCGGCGCGGCGGGCGGGCTATTCGGCCCCACCACGCGCGGCATGGCAGCCCGCGCGGGCGGCGACGTATTCCTTGGCGTGAATGACGCCGGCCTGTTGAACATCACAAACGCCGCCGGCAAGCGCTGGGATCAGGGCGGCGCCACGGCGGCGGTGCAACAGCAGCTTGACGCCATCAATCAAGCGGCGGCGGCGCGCGGCCTGACCTTTGCCGCGCCTGGGCAACACGCGGTCGGCTTTGGGCAGGCGTCATCATCGCCGCGTGAATTGCAGCAGGCGGCGTTTATCGCTCAGCTTCGCAGCGGTAATGCAAACCAAATGACCGCCTTCTCCACGCTGGCGGGGCGGCAATCTTCTACTTTGGAGCAAGCCTTTGAGGCGGCAGATTTTGTCACGCAAATTTATGATCCGCTCACCCGCGCGGCGGAACAAACCAGCGCTTTTACCGCCGCCATGGAAGCCTTGACCAAAACCTATGATGACGCGACAGAAAAGGCGCGTGATTTGGGCCTGGCTGAAACCGATTTGCAAGCGCAGCGCGCGGAACGCATCGCAAAGCTTGAAGCGGATCGCGCCCGCGATCTGGACATCATAGACCGCACCATTGCATCGCGCCGCATGATTGCGGCGGGCGATACGCGCGGCGCGAACCTGACGCAATTTGACCTGCGTGCGGAAGCGGAATTGCGCGCCTTTGGGGATCAGCTTTTCGCGCTTGGGTTTGAGCGAACAGGCGATGAATACCGCCGCCGCGTGGTGGAATTGGAACAGGTCATCGCCGATGAACGGCTGGCCGTGATGCGCCAATTTGACAACCAGATGCGCGGCATTACGCAAGGCTTGCTGGAAAGCCTGACGCTTGGCGATTTGGGCGGCCTGCCGCTTGAAGCGCGCTACGGCGCCGCGCTGGCAAGCCTATCGGCGGCGCAGCAACCATTGTTGGACGGCGCGACGCCAGAAGAATTGGCCGAGTTTGCCCGCGTGGCACAGATTGCGCTGCCTGTCGCGCGGGAGTTTCTCGGCATTTCTGGCAGCTTTGCGGAATTGGTGGCGGATGTTTCCCGCACGCTCCGCACCGCTGCGCCGGGCACTGATCCGGCCAATCTCGGCGCGTTGCTCGAAGCCCAGGTGGCGGGCGCTGATCGGCTGGAATTGGCGGTGATCGGCACCGGCCAGGCGCAAACGCAAGTCTTGAATAGCCTGCTGACCGAACTGCGGCGATTGACAGCGCAGAATGAAGCGCTGTTGGCGCGCGCCACTGTGTAAGGACGGAACCCATGCCCCTTCCCGCTTACCGCGCGAAACAATCTACCGATACCGCAGGCACCGGCACCATTGTGCTGAATGCAGCGGCTTCCAATGCGCGCAGCTTCGCCGCCGCTTTCGGCGCATCATCGCGGCGCATTTTATACATGATCCAATGGTCGACCGGTTTTGAGTTTGGCCTTGGCGATTTCAATGGCGGCACGCCCGGCAGCCTGACGCGCGCGACGGTGCTGCTTTCGTCAAACTCCAACGCGCTTGTGACGCTGCCTGCTGGCACTAAGGATGTCTTTGCCGTATTCGCCCCGGCAGCGCGGGAGGTTGTGTCGTTTTCCGCAACCGCCACGCTGGCACTTGCGGACCTTGGCAATGCGGCGATTTTTACCGGCGCCAGCGCTGCCACGCTTAATCTGCCAGCGATTGCGACTGCGCCGCTTGGTGCGGGATGGCTGATCCTGAATAACGGCACGGCGGCACTGACGATTGATCCGAACGGTGCGGAACTGATCAATGGCGCAGCGACTTTGGTGTTGCAGCCGGGGCAATCTGCCCAGGTGTTGCGTGAGGCCAGCGCCTGGCGCGCGGCGGTGATGATGGGGCCAAACGTCACCGGCAATCTGTCTGTGAGTGGCGAGGTCCAATCCACCGGCCCGATACGGATGCAGGCGGGGACTGCGCTGCTGCCTGCCATTACGCCAACGGGTGATCCTGATACCGGCTTTCACGCGCCTGCCGCGAATATCTTGGCGGTATCGCTCGGCGGTGTGGAAGTCGCGCGCTGGGAAGGCGGGCGGTATCAGATAAACGGCGCGAACGGCCCAACTTTATTGCGGGTAGCCGGTGCGTCTTTCGCGCTGCGCGCGCAATCGGCGGCGGGTGTTGGCATGGTGGTGGAGGCCACCAATAATACTGAGGGTAGCTACCAGCCGATGCTTCTCGGTGGTTCTACCGTCACGCTTACCACCAGCGGCACGACGCGCGTGACGGTGCCGGCTTCGGGGGCGGTGGATGTTGTGGGGCCTTTTTCGATTGACGGCAAGAATGTCGGTATCAATCGCGGAACGGAACAGGCGACCACAAGCGGCGTGTCGATTGATTTCACCGGCATTCCGGCTGGCGTGCGGCGCGTCACCGTTTTGTTTGATCGTGTTTCAACTAATGGCACGTCACCGATTATGGTTCAGCTTGGCATTTCCACTGGCATTGAAGCAACCGGATACACGGTAGGTGGAACGCGCGCTGGATCAAATAATTTTGCTTCGCACGCGGCATATACAACTGGATTTGCCTTTAGCGACTCATCCGGTATGGTGGCATCGCAGCTTTTTACAGGTAGCTTACAGCTTGATCTTTTCAATGTGACCAACAATAGCTTTGTTGGAAACGGGTTTATTTCATCTAACACAGCAGGCGGATATGCTCTGTTTACTTCTGGACGTAAAGCGCTTGCGGGCGTTTTGGACAGGCTGAGAATAACCACAGTAAACGGCACAGACACTTTTGATAATGGCGCAGCCATCATCATGTGGGAGTTCTGATCATGACCCCGACACGCATTGAAGTGAACGTGCTTACCGGCGAATCAATCGAAGTCGAATTGACGCCAGAGGAAATCGCTGCGCTGCCACCGCCGCAAGCGCCAGCCGTCCCGCAAGAGGTGACGAACTTCCAGGCGCGCGCCCTGCTGATGAATATGCCGGGCAGCGCGCCAGGCCGCAGTCTGTTTCAAGACGTGAACGACACACTTCAAGCCATGGGCGGCGTGGAATTTCAGGCCTGGGAATACACGACAGTATTCCCGCGCCATTCCGCATTGATTGCGGCCATCGCGGCGCAACTGAACCTGACGGAAGCGCAGCTTGACCAGATGTTCATCGCTGCGGCGGCGATTAGCGTTTAATGAAAACGATCCGCCTTATCCTGGCCGAACTCAATACCCCATCGGCGCAGCGTGATCACTGGTTCCTCTGGTGCGCGGCGCAGATGGCCCATGCTTTGATCGGCGCGGCCTTGGCGGGGGGCTTCCTGTTTTGGCTTTCGCCTGCCCAGGCCTTCGCAATGGCGTCCCTCGGCTACGCGATGGCAAAGGAAGTGCCGGATTTTCTGAGCGCGCCTTCATGGGCCAATGCGCGGGATTGCGTGCAGGATGCTCTTTTCGTAACGGCTGGCGCAGCCTTGGCGGTAGCAATCGCGGGCGGACACGCCGCCTTGTTTGCGGTGGCAGTTGTGGGATGCGCGGTAGGGCTGTTCTGGGGTGCGGCGGTGCGGCTGAAAGGGGCGGGCGATGTTCGGTGATGACGCCCCGGCCATGGACGCGCCTGCCATCTTGGCGGAAGGCATGTCAAACGCGGGCCTTGCCTTTCGCCCAATGCTGACCATCGGGGACCAACCGCGCGCCGTGATCCTGGCGCTGGAAATCCAGGTAAAGGCGGTGGCGGCATGATCGCGCTTGACGCGCCGGGGATGCTGGCACCGGCTTATCTGCCGGATGCGTTCATCTCGCCGCAGAGCATCACGGCGCTGCGCTTTGCATCGGCGGGCTTCTATTCCGCCACCACTGACACGCCCGCGCTGGAGTTTTTCGAGCCGCGCATTTTGGGCGATATTGAAATCGGGCAATCTGCCGCCGATGCGGTGGCAGTTGGCGGGCGCGTGGCGCTGACTGTCTCTGAAATCGCGCTTGCTGATGCTGATGGCTTTGCCGCCGATCTGGCGCGGTATGGCATTGCGGATGGCCGGCAGGCTTGGGTTTTTTCAATTCCGGTGAACGACGCCAGCGCCAGCGATTTCGGCACCAGCCTTGCCAGCGCAGCCGTGCCGTTTTCGGGCATTGTGCGGCAGGTTGACCGAACGGGCGCATTTGCAGCGCGCCTTGCCCTGAATGACATTACGGAACGTCTATCCACCCCCTTGCAGCCGACGCTCTATCAGGGCACCGGCGGCACGGAAGGCGGCACGGATTTGAAAGGAAAGCCCAAGCCGGTGGCGCTTGGGCAGGTTTTCAATGTCGCGCCTGTGTTTCTCGGCAATGTGGACCTAGGCGCGGGCAGCCTGCCAACCTATCAATCGCATTGGCGCGACATCGCCGGGCATGACGCCATTCGCATTCGCGGCGTGGCGCAAACCATCATCACAACCGGCACGCCAACCGTAGGCCAGGCGCGCGATTATCCGGCGCAGGGCCTGTTTCAACTCGGCGCATCGCCGGATGGCGACGTAACCGCCGATCTGCGCGGCGATGCCGTGCCGATCTATATCAATACGCTGCCCACCATCCTGCGCCGGATGCTGGAAAGCCTGGGCGGCGCTTATGGCGCCAGCGAATTTGAAAGCACCGCCTGGGCCTTTGCCGAGGTGGACTTGCCGGGGATTGTGGGCTTCTACCAGCCCGCCACGGCGGTCAGCGCGCTATCTGCGGTGGAAGATATGCTGGCAGGCTCAGGCGCCATCCTGGCAGGGGGCAGGGCAGGGCGCTTGATCCTGGCTGATCCGCTGGCGACGGACGCGCCGCAGTTTGACGTGACCGCTGCCACCATCTTGGATTGTGAACCCCTGCCGCTTCCTGCCAGCCTTCGCCCTCTGCCGCGCGCGGTGGCGGTGCGGTGGGATCGGAACCATGCGCCGCTGTCCAACATCGCAGGCGCGGTATCGGCGGCGGATCGCCAGAGACTTTCGCAGGAAGGCAGCTTTGCGCGGGCCGAAAGCGCCATCATCACATCGCAGGTGGCACAGCAGCGCGATATCAGTTTTCGCGCCAGCTACGCCCTGGAAGCCGATGCGCTGGCGCGGGCGAATAAGTGGCGCGCGGTGCTGGAAGCCGGGCCGCGCATGGTGCGGGTGGTGACGGATCGTTACCTGGGT